TTGGCCTAAACTAGCTAAGACTGTTAGGGCAGGAGTTAGGTTCCTAGATAATGTTCTAACCGTGAACCATTTCCCTATTCCTAAATGTAAGGAGGTTGGACACAACTCTAGGAGGATCGGTCTTGGTGTGTTTGGTCTACATTATATGCTTATCAAACTTAGCCTACGCTATGGTAGTGAAAAGTGTTTGGAATTCCTTGAACGACTATTCTCCACGATTAGGGACGAGGCGTACAAAACTTCAATTTACTTGGCTAGGGACAAGCATCCTTTCCCTGCCTTTGATAAGGATAAGTATCTGGCAGAAGGGTTCTGTAAGACGCTCCCCATTCGCATTAGGCATTACCTGCGTAAGTATGGTATCAGGAACGCTGTTATCTTAACTGTACCTCCTACTGGGACCATTTCCATGCTCATGGGCGTAAGCTCAGGCATTGAGCCTATCTTTTCTGCAATGTATCAGAGGCGATATCGTCAAGGAAATGTATGGAAAGAAACCCTTGTTGTTGACCCCTTGTTTAAGGAGTATCACGCTGCGGGTAAGGATCTAGGTGCGTTCGTAGGGGCTTATGACATTACCCCTGAGGATCATATGAGGGTACAGGCTACTATTCAGCACTATATTGACAGCAGCCTAAGTAAAACTATCAATTTGCCAGAGGATTTCGAGCCCTCCACTATGATTGACCAAGCACTAGAATTCATGCCCTCTATGAAAGGTATGACAGTATACAGGGCAGGAAGTAAAGGGAATGAGCCTCTTAAAGCTATCCCTTTAACTAAAGCTAATGTTGATAAGTATATGGATCAGCCTAATGAAACCGCAAACGCAGACGGACAAGCCTGTTCCATCGCTGGTGGTGGGTGTGGGGACTAAAATTTAGGGATGATTTAGAAGAATAACTTCTTCAAATACCTCCAAGTATTCTATATAACTTTAGAATACTTGGAGGTATTTTATTATGGCATGGAGTGGAAATAGACCGAGAAGAGAAGGTGGTGGTATACGAGGACTCGCATTAGCATGGGCATTAGCGAAGAAAAACTTAGTTCCCCCTAGTGTATCGAATAAAACACAAGTTAGTACTGCGACTAACCCTGCGGCCCCTACTAACAATAACCGTATTAAAGATGGTTTAGTTTCTGAGTGGTGGTTTGATGAAGGAAGTGGCACTACTGTTGAAGATAGGGCTGATCTAACCGTAGAAACGGACCTTACTTTGAGTGCTGGTGGTGGCCTATGGAGGCAAGACGCTGCTAAAAACAACCGATGGTACATGGAGTTAAGTGCTGGTGGGGCACTTTACAACTTTAATCCTACTGAAATAAACAACACTTATATAAACCCCACTACAGCCGTATCTGGACTTACTTTAGAATCTTGGATAAAGCCTTTAAGTCCTAGTGGAGCAAACCCAGGCCCAGGAAGGATCATTTCTTTCTCAAATGCCTCAACAGGGTCCCAAGATGTAACCTTCATGCTCGGTCATGGAACATGGAACAACGCAGGATACAATGCCGCTAACTACAATTCTAGGGTTTTAGTGGGTAATCCTAGTAACAGCGGTGAATTAACTGAATTATGGACTGGGGATGATACTTCTACCTCTACCCTACAGCACCTAGTTATGACTTGCAACCTAATTGGCTGGGCTACGGGAAACCAGCAAGTGGAGACTAAACTATATCTTGATGGTATATTAAAATCTACTAAAATAGTTGATGATCCTGATGGTTTATTTACCAGTTGGAATACCGCACATACCCTTAAGATTGGATATGAAACTGGTAATGTCAGAGAATTTAAAGGTGGAGTTTATCTAGTTGCTATGTACAGTAAGGCCCTGACTCAGGGTGAAATTAATAATAATTTCTCTGAAGGGGTCGTTTCAGTAACCGATGCTTATAGTGTAGGAAGAACCCTCAACATTGAAGATGTAACAGCATCTACGGTAAATGCTGGAGAGACTATTTCTGTGAACATTATCGCTGATGGGTCTAGATCAGGCCCCGTTAACTTTACCTTAGGGGCTTCGTCCACTTCAGGCACTTACGGGACTGATTTCGTTTTTGATGATACAACTAAAAAGATTACTAGAGCGCAAGAAAATGTAACTGCTGAGTTATCATGTAGTCCTACGCTTAGTGGGGACATTAATATAGTTGCTTATGTTGCAACTGCTACTGGAGGGTCGATTGTTTCCTCTCCTGGGGTAAACTTATCCGAAAAGACCTTTAGAGGAATTTCGGATCAAGTAGCTCCTGAGGTAATGTTTAAAAGCCCAAATCCTGTTCATGTTGTAACCACACAAAATGCAGCAGATCAAGAAGTTGTATCTGTAGGAGTTAGTAGATTATTCCATGAGCCTATTACGGTAACGGTATCTGGGGTAGGGGCTTCTGGCAATGATGCAGCCTACGCTTGGATTAAAGAGGACGGTACTTATGCTGATTTCCCTTCCAAAGCTACCTACACGGTATCAGCAGACAATTGGGAAAAGTGGCCTAAGATCCATAGTTACTCTGGTACTGGTGGTACGGTATTCCCTGACGGGGATGTACTATCTTCCACAGTTGTAAGTGGTGCTTTAAGTGGTGGTGGTGCCCTTACTGTTAGAGCGGCTGCTAGTGCAACTACTGTTACTATTGACCACCCAGACTTTGGGATGGGTGTAGAGCCAACCTCCTCTAATACAGGATACAGGATATCTACTGGAGCATTAGTCCCCTGGGTTGGTACTCCTAACTTTATTGATGAAGGAGTAGCGGGACTTAACGATACTTACACCACTGTTCCTACTGGTGGATTAACTATAAGTGGAAGGAAGTTTACTGAAAAAGTAAAAGTATATTGCAATAATCCTATTAAGTTTGTTGATTGTTACTTTGAAGGGGAAAGACGGTGGGAGAACATGTCTTCTTATGCGCTTCAAACCTATAATACAATTACTGTCGCTGGCGTAACCACTGATTTCGCTGATACTGGTAAGAAACTTACTGTAGATTATTGTACTTTCTGGGGAGGTTCTGGCCCTACTGTGACTGCTGTATTTGAGAGTTTAAATTACTGTAGTTTCAATTGGACACTAGGAGATTATATTAGATTCCAAAGTTCTCCTTCCGAGGATCATGATTTCTTGGTGGCGAATTGCTGGTTTGGTCCACATGTTAATATTCAAGATAATTTAGCAGATAATGGAAATGATGGAATGTATGACCAACCGCCAACAGGCTCGACTTATCCTCACGCCGATATGGGACAGGTTTGGAGAGGTAAAATGAATAGTATTACTTATAGGCAATGCACTTTCGCTGCTGTTGCTGATGAGTGGTCTGATGGTACATCCAATCCAACTAATATATTTGGAGCAAACCCAGATAAAATTTGGCAAATATCAGGTCACTGGGGTGATACTCACCCTACCAAAGCCTCCTCTTGTAATATTGTTGAGTTGGATAGGAATTGGATTTATGGTACGGGTAATTCATGGTGTGTTATGTCTGAAGATCGCCCTGGGGAGTGGCCTTCCCTTGAGTGGAGGATGTATAGTAATCTTATCGCTTTGGAGGCTAACGGAAGTGTCTGGAATTTAAGCTTCCCCGCAGGTGCAGTAACCAGAGTAACTGATGGTAATAACACATTTATGAGAACAGGAACTACAAGTTTGAGGATACCTCAAGTCGCTATTGATGCTGGTACTCATATTAACCATACAGATGGAATGTCTGGGGGTCAATCTTCTATACTTAGTTGTGAGCGATGGATTAAGGGGTTGGATACCTATACCGCTGTTCGGACTGGACTAAATGAATCTGGAAGAACCAGTTTTGATACGAGGTCTACTCCTGTCTAGACTATAATAGCCTATGGCTATATACGAATTTATCTGTAAAGGATGTAAAGTAATATGGGAACGGGAAGCGTCTATGAAAAAGGCACCTTCCCGTTCTCGTTGTCCTGAGTGTAAAAAACTTAGTGAGAGGTACTGGGGAAATATTCCTGTTATTTTCAACGGTTCTGACTATCATACTGTCAAAAGGAACCAGCACAATCTAGTATACAAGGACAAGGCTAAAGCCAAGGAGGTAAAGGAGGGGCTAGTAGACATTGCTAAAAAACAAGCAGAAGAGCAAGTATCTCCTTACACTAACATTGTCGTGAAAGAGGGTGTAATAGATGCCCTGCATAAAGAAGGGCAATTAACCAAAAAGACCGACCAACAACTTAAAGACGCAAAAAAAACAACCGAAAAAATAAGAAGTTCCTTGATTAATACTCATCCAAGCTTCAGAAAATTAGACAACAAATAACTATATACTACATGTACAACTTTTCAGATAACATTCAGCGAGGCATTATTAACCTTGCCAAAAGCAATTTAGAATTCTTCAACGAGGCTGCTCCCTTAATTAAGAGTGAGTTTTTTGAATACCCCATCCACGCAACCCTTTTTGAAGGGGTTACGGAGTTTTTCACTAAGTACCACAAGCTACCTAATGATGATTTCCTTCTTGAATTTTGTAAGGATAAAAAGACTCGCTCAGAGAATATATCTGAGTATGAGGATGAACTTTATCTTGTAAACAATTTGGACACATCTACAAGTAACAACCCAGAGTTTGTTATTGATTGTGTAGAAAAGTTTGCCAAAAGGGAGTCCATGAAACAGGCTATCACTAAGTCTGTGGATCTGATGAAGGATGGACGCTTTGATGAGATTGAGAAAGAGGTTAAGGATGCCTTACTGGTCGCTCGTTCTCAGGATTTTGGGCAGGATTACTTTGAGGATGTGGATGCTAGGTGGGAGCGTTTACTATCTGTTGCTGAGGGTGATTTCCTAGAAACCTGCTTACCCAGCCTCAATAGGGGTCTAACTGGTGGGGGTCTTCGCAAGAAAGAGCTTGCTATGGTAGTAGGTTTCCCTGGTGGTGGTAAGTCCTTGTACTTAGCCAATCAAGCAGTTACCTGTCTTTCAAATAACCTGAAAGTAGTTTATATTTCCCTAGAAATGTGTGAGGACAGGGTAGCCCAAAGGATTGATTCCATTGCTACTGTAATCCCTCAAGAAATGCTTGGAGGGGAGAAGGGCCAGAAGATGCTAAAGCAGAGGCATAAAGTCTTCAAGAAGACCTTCAGTAAGGCAGAATTAAGGATTAAAGAGTTCCCTACGGGCATGGCTAATATTAATACCATTAGAGCTTATCTAAACCAGCTACAGAGCTATGAAGGGTTTATGCCTGATGTAGTGATCATTGATTACATGGAGCTACTACGCCCCCTTAGAGAGGGCATGAGCGAGTACGAGGGACAACAAAGGATTGCGGAGGAGCTACGGGGAATGGCTGTAGAGAAGGATATCCTTCTCTGGACTGCTACTCAAACTAACCGAGCAGGACGATCAGCAAGGATTATTACGGATGAACACCTAGGAGACTCTTATGGAAAGTTCAGGGTAGTAGATTTAGCTATCTCATTGAACCAAGATGAGGAAGAATTTGATGAAGGAATGATGCGTGTATATGTCATGAAGGCCAGAAATGGAAAGGCTAGGTTTATTGTACCTATGACTGTCAACTATAATACTCTAGCTATGGAAGAACTACAAAATGGTAGCCAAGAGTCTGAAATCCAAAATTAAAGAAGTAGGTCAGGTTAATGCTGGCTGGGTCGTATTTGATATAGTTTTCGTAAAAGACTTAAAAAGTGGCTCTGACGAGTGCTTAGGTTTAGTGGACTTCGATAAGTTTGAATTACACATAGACGATAGCGTATCAGAAAAGATCCTCATACCTACCTTGATACACGAAATTTTCCATATTTTATTCTCTACTGTCGGAGTTAAAGCCGTAAATGAGGATACAGAAGAAGAAATAAAAATAACTAACGAATTTATTGTAGAACAGGCCACAAGGGGACTATTATTACTCAAGAGATTAAACCCCGAACTGTGCGAGATACTATATGATACCTAATGATTTACTGAAAGCTTTGGAAGACCTTGATTGGGAACTATATGTTGCCCTTGCTGATTCTCTTCTTAAGATTGATATGGCTTATTTAGATAATGAGATTCTGGGGCACTCTACTATGTATGCTTATTACGCTGGTCTAAGCGAACAGGCTAATATGGAGAAAAAGAAGTGTGAGAATAAGATGGAGTCTTACGAAGCTGAACTAAAGAATTCGGCAAGAAATACTCTTTCAAAAACTACTGTCGCTGCGATTCAAGACTATGTATCTACTGATATCCCTCTCCAGGATATGAAGAGGGATCTTGAAGAAAAAACTTACAAGTGTGGATTACTCAAATCTTTGATTACTTCCATGCAACACCGAAAGGACTTAATAATTCAGCTTTCCTCCAATAGGAGAGCAGAGACAAGAATGATTACTGACTGACAACTAAGGAAACTAAAACTATGGCTATCGACTTAAATGCGCTTCGTGAGAAGCACCAACAACTTACCAATCCGACCCAAGGCGGGAACACGGATTTCTTAAACAAATTTTACCAAGTGACGGAGGGGGAAGCGTATCTCCGTATCCTTCCTGAGAAAGAAGGCTCAGGTAAAACCTTCTATGCGGAGACGAAAATTCACCGTGTACCTACTGGGGAGGATAATAGTGTTAAAAACTATCATTGTCGCAAGGTACATGGTGAGAAATGTCCTCTGTGCGATCTTTATTACAGTCTCTGGAAGACTGGTTCTAAGGAAGATGAAGATCTCGCACGGCAGATCAAACCTCGCGCTCGCTACTACCTGAATGTCTTTGATCGGACTTCGGAATCAGTTAAGATTTTCTCCATTGGAGTTATTCTTTTCCAGAAAATTGTGGAGACTATGATGGATCCTGATTACGCAGACCTCTTTGAGAAGTCTGATAATGGCATCCTTGATCCTGAGATCGGTCACGATTTCAAACTACACATGAAAAAGGAGGGTGGATGGCCCAAGTATGACCAATCCATGTTCCGTCCTAAAGCAACTTCTCTTGGAGGCAAGAAGCTAATTGGAGAAGTAATGTCATCGCTTCATGATGTTCACGGTTTAGTGAAGGTTGAAGAGTATGACGCAATTAAAGAGGCAGCGCAAGAACTACGCCCAGGTTTGGGTGTAAAGGAGCGTTCCTTACCCAAGTCTGAAACTTCTGACGAGGTATCAGATGATGATTACACAAAACGATTAATGTCATGAAAAATTTTATTACTATACTAGCCCTTACTCTCATTATGAGTACTGGCTTAATGTCCTGCGCTGCTCTTGAAGGATTCTTCGGAGAAGGCACAGTATTTACGACCTCGGATCAACTTATGGAAGGCGAAACGGGAGCTATCATCCCCTTCGATCAACTTCCTGATTCGGTGAAAGAAAAGATTCCTGAAGGAACTTCACTTGTTATGGCAAGCAAAGAACAACTTAAAGTTGATGCTGCCTTTGTACCTGCTGGCGGGGAGATTGATGGAGAAGCTGTTGGCGGTATCATTGATTCCGTTTTCGGTATCGCTACAGCCTTTATCCCTGGTCTTGCTGCGTGGGAGGGTATTGTTACCCTCTTTAGTACACGCAAGCGTAAGCACTATGCTAACGCTGTAAAAGCTATCGTCCCTACCGATAAGAAGGTGGATATTGGAGGTGCCTTAGGCAGCGTTATGTCTGCTCTTGGTGTGTCTCACTCCTCCCCCGATACTGCGGCTGCCTTCGAAGAAGAAGGTTGGGAATATGAAGAAGAAGAAAATGTGATCTGATTGTAAAACAGATCAGCATTATACTATTATAAGGTGGGGAGTTAAAGGGGTAGTCCTGATTAACTTCCCACCTTTTTTATTATGACAAAATTAAAGATATTAGTAGTGCCTGCAAATGATGGTGGGTGTGCCTTTTATAGAGCTTGGCTTCCTTTCAATAAGTTAGCTGAACACTTCCCTGATAAAGTTGAACTTAGGTTCAACAAGAACCCTTTAGGCATTGTTGAGACTGGTGAGAAGGCTGGACAATGGCAAGAAGATTGGGAGTTTGAAGATATGAAGTGGTCAGACATTGTGTTCACCCAGAACCTGTCTAACTTCGGTGGTCCTTATACCGCTAGGATCATAGGCAAGGCCAGGGAGTTCGGTAAGTTCGTACATTACGATACCGATGATCTTCTAACAGATGTTTATGACGGGCATAGGCTGGATAAGGTTTACAAGGAAAAAGGTCTAGGTGAGATAACTAAGTTTATTTACAATAATTCAGATTTAGTTTCTGTCACACAAAAGAAGTTTGCTGAGAGGGTTAATAAGTTTTGTGGAGAGCATACTACACTAGCTGTTATTAAAAATGCCATTGATTACAACCTACCCTCTTGGAATTTAGATAAAGATCCTCGAAATAAGAATCTTTGTAGGATTGGGTGGGTAGGAGGAATCCACCATGAACAAGATCTGCGTGAGTTCGTTGGCATACCTAACTTGGTTAACCAGAAATCAGGAAAAGAGAGAGTCCATTGGGGATTTTATGGAAGACCTCCTGTGCCTCCTAAAGAAAAGAGAGATTGGCAGCAGGATGTATGGGATAATTATGAAAGGATGTTATTTGGTTTTATGAAGGGCAACAGAAACTGTGACACTTATCATGCGATGCCCCCAAATGATTACGGAGCCATGTATACCAGAATGGACGCAGCAATAGCCCCTCTACAGATGAATAATTTTAATGACAGTAAATCAGAAATTAAGGTGGCTGAGTGTGGGAGGTATGGTGTACCTCTTATTGCGTCTAATGTTGGTTGTTACGATGAGACTATTGTGAATGGGCATACAGGATACCTTATTGATCCCTCAAACCCCAAATCAGAATGGGTAAGGATTTTAACCAAGGTTATAAAAGACAAGAAAGGTCGTGATGAGATGGGTCGTAACTTAAAAGAAATTACGGATGAATATTTTGATATAAATAAAGTTATAAAATTTAGAATGGACCTCTATAATGAACTGATGAGTAAACTGGTGCCGAATGAAGAATCCTAAATTTTCTATTATTGTCCCTCATTATGATGGGGTTATCTCTGATGAGATGTTTATTGAAGGTATGAAGTCTTTGGATGAGTCTACTTTTAGAGACTTTGAAGTACTTATATATCACGATGGACCAGTATCCAGACCTATACCTGACCTTTCAGAGTTTTCATTTACTTATAAGTATAGAGAAACTAAAACTAGGTATAATGATTGGGGACACAGCCTGAGAGACTTAGGTATCAAGGAAGCTAGTGGAGATTACATTATTCATTTCAATCCTGATAACTTATTATACCCAGATGCGATGTTTAACATACATAAAAGTATAGTTAGGCTTAATGAGTTATTCGGAGGATATGTGGACATAATTATATGTCCTATTATTATGCAAGGAATGGTCCGAGTAAACTCAAAGGAGGCGTTGAAGGTTTCTTTGCATAGGACATATGACAATCGAGATACTTTAGTTATGGATGGGTATCCACCTATGCCACTCAATATTGACTGTATGCAGTTAGTAGGTAAGAGGAGTATGTGGTTATCTCAGGGAGGTTGGTATAACAAAGAGGAGACTTCTGACGGATTAATTTATCAAGATTTATGTAATAAACATAGTTACACTACTTGTGGAAATTTAATAGGAGAGCATAGATGAAAATTGCTATTATAAAATATGAAAGAAATTAATAAAATGTACGATCATCATCGTAATAACCCCTCTGATATACATGAGCATTTACCTACTTTAAAAAAGTATGCGGAGAATGTGGATACTGTGGTAGAAATGGGTGTTCGTTGGGTGGTTTCCACTTGGGCCTTTTTGGCTGCAAGTCCTAAGAATATGATATCAATAGATATAGACAACCCTTCAAAGTATAATATACCTATTGAGCAATTAGAGGAGATAGCAAAACAGTCAGGTGTTCCATATAAGTTTATCCAAGGTGATACTACTAAAATGGAGATTGATGAGTGTGATTTATTGTTTATAGATACTTGGCATGTTTACGATCAATTAAAAAAGGAACTTGAACTACATGGCAACAAGGCTAAGAAGTATTTAATATTTCATGATACTACTACTTTTGGAGAAAAAGGTGAGGCTGAAGGCCACAAAGGACTTCAGCCAGCCATAGATGAATTTTTACAGGATAATAAGCACTGGTCTGTAAAAGAAGTTTTCACA